GCCAGTTGGTATAACATAAACTTGTGTGTCTTTATCAATCTTTACTGATTTCATCTACTTGCTCCTTGATTTTACTAACTTCTTCTTGCAGTTGCTGAATACGCATGTCTTGAAGTGCATCATCTGGAAGCGCACCGAACTCACCTCTCGGCCATTTAACTCTGAACTCTGAGTTAAGAACTATATCTTTATTCTTTAACTCTAACTCATGCTCAAGAAAATTTAATCTCTCAGTTAAACCAAAGTAACCATACACAGCTATACAACTACCAGCTATAAGGCTTATAAGATTTCTTAATGGTATAGATATTACACTTGAGTCTGATACTTTCACCGCCATTTATTTTTTCCTCATCATAGCTCGTTGACCAAACCAGAAAGCGATAATGCAAGACACCATACCCTCATCAAAATCTGAATAGATAATGTGTAAGTTTTCATGCAGCTCTACACCACTAGTATATGCTTGCCATATAGTAATTGATTTTGCAGTAAGGTAAGAAAACAAAAACAGATATGTAATGACTGGTCTGCATGTAGCTGAGAATGTAGTAACCCAACCAGCAGAGTTAGTAGCTAGTGTCTGATCATGCTTATATATATTTTCTGCCTCTGCTATGTCGGCTTGAGCATTAGCAATATTAATTTTATGCTTGGACTGTGCCTCAAGTAATGCCAACTGCTGACGATGAGCCTGTCGTTTTTCAAAAAATCCTAGTACAGATGGAATTGTACTGGAAAAAAACCCAAGTGCTGATCCGAACAGAGCAATCATGAAAAATTAATCCCATAAATGAGCGTAGAAAAGAAGTTAGGTATGTCTATATAGTATAAGGTCATAAAGTTTAAATCTTTCTGTATGGCTTTCTATTCAAGCGAGAGAGCTAACTGTCATTTTCAGTAGTAGTTTTTATCTCAATAGAGATATTCTGGTCTGATGGTAGCTGAGCATTGATTCCAATGTGGCTAGACGCACAACCAGATACAGTTATTCCAAATAAAATTATAAGGGATAGTGCATACTTCATTTAATTTCCTCCAAAGTAATTAGTAATAAGATTAGTAAAGCCAGCTGATATACCACCAGCTGCAAAAATAATTCCAAATAACAATCCTCTACCTCTTGCTACTTGTGTTTCCATGTTATGTAATCTTGTGTTTAAATCTTCAACTTGATCTGTTAGCCTATTAACAGCTTCTAATAACTTACCTTGTTCAATAGGTGTAAGACCAGACATTATTCTGGTTCCTCATAGTTTTCATTCAGGGTCCATTCACCATCAATATAGTAATATTTATATGGAGCTACATCCTCAGGAAAATTTTCTACATTTTCAACAACATCAAATCCATTTGAACCATAACCATAACCTTTAGGATAACCCTCAGAAGATTCATAAGTTAATTGTTCTTCGGTTTGTGTATATTCATACATATCTAAAGGTAATGTATCTATGTATAAATTAGTTAATGAAAATGGTAGTGGGTTACCTTCTTCATCTTCTGTTATTGTTTTATTTAATACTACTATTGTTCTCATCATAACTCCTTACATTGGCATTGGACCTTTACATCCAAAGACTTTCATATATGAACCAGTACTCCAGTAATGGCTACCGCTTCCTGTATAAATTTGTACATTTGTAGCTGGAGATGTTAACTGGTCATTTCTTATACCACCTTCCATGTGTTCATAGTGAGCAAAAGTACTTCCTTGAACTTTTGATTGGAAACTATGACCAACACCCCAGCCATAACTATTATGACTTTTACTTTGGTCAGTATTAAAATCAGGCCACCATTGAACAAAAGCCATATAAGAACAATAAGTTTGATTGCTTAAGTTATTGTTGCCAGTTATACGCCATTCACTTCCACCTGAACTTTGATTTGTACTATTAGTACCATATCTATATCTATATTTATAATGACTTCCACTATGACCGCTTAACCTTAAGCCAGCGTTTGTTGTATTAACACCTGAGTAGAAAGAAAAGCCAGCCATAATTGCTAAGTGATCATACTTTGATGACCAGCCTGGTGTGTCTACTTGTAAAGTAGTTGTAGAATTATTAGTAAGTATATGTTCTCCAATTAAAACAGGACCAGCGTTCATATTAGTTAATAATGATCCATCTACAGCTGGTATTTTACCCTGATCATTTAATGATAAAATATTATTTGCAGCACTTCCTACTGAATATCCATCAAGGTCACCATCAGATAAAATAATTTCAGTAGTACTAATAGCAGTACCAACAAATCTATCTGTTGCAGTTGTTGTTAATGAACCAGCGCTGCTTAAATAATATTTTTGACCAGCAGTTAAACCAGATAATCCACTCGCAATAGAATTTTTTAATGCTGTGCTTACAGTAGCACCATTACTAGCACTTGCTAAAGCAATACCAGTAAACCTATCTCTTGATGTTGCTACAGGGTAACCTACATCTATATTATGGAATCTGTTTTCTTGACCCCAAGATGTGCCAGCAGTATAATTATCGCCATCTCTTTTAACGGTTGCCATAAACATGTTAGCACCAGTTGTTGGATTAAATCTTAAATCAAGACCACTACCATTTTGTCCAAGAAAATCATCACCATCGGTATCTTTACCTACTATAGTTCCACTATCTATACTATAGCTTGTAGTATCACTTGTATTATCAAAACTTCCTGTGCCTGTTAATCTATATGCAACAACTTTTTTATTACCATGTGTAGTATTTGTACTATTACTAGCACCATTATGAGCAACATAAAGAGCAACAACACGATTTGTAGCAGTATCAACATCTACAGATGGATAGCCTTGCATATCATTACCACCACCACCAATATAAGAAGTGCTAGTATCTTGTACATGAACACCATTATTATCTACATTAGCATTACTATCTTGCCAATGATCTGTACCTGAACCCTTACATCTATATTGGAATGTCCAGTACCAAGGTCTATAGTTGTTACTATTATTGTGAAAAGGGTCTCTACCAAAAACCATTATTCTTTTTGTAACTGGATCAAGAGCCATTTGCATATTAGTCCAGTTAGGACCAGTACCACCTCTATCAACACCAGAGTTCCAACTTCTAATTACTTTTGAATTTGAATTATTACTGGATGAATTTCTGTTTGTGTTCCAGAAAGCATAACCTATTTCGTATGGGTTACTATTTCTTTCATAGATAGCTACCATGCTAGGACCATCACTTGATGATGCGCTACCGCTACTTGATTCATAACTTGTTGTCTTAGCTTCTGATCCTAAGTGCATCATTTTAAATCTACCATCAAGACCTGATGCGTTACTAAAGTTATTTTCATGCGCCCATTGACTCCAATAACTTGTCCATCCATGTTGTTTTGTTACCGTGTCTCCAGCAGCATTATATTTAAAGTGATACATAAACTGACCTTGACTGTTGTATGGGTAGCCACCAGAACCATGCGAAAGTACAACAACTTCTGCGTTAGTGTGGTCAAAAGCCATGTCATAAAAAGTATGGTTACTACTTGTTAATGTGTATTCTAAATTTAAACCTAAATTACCAGTAGCATCACAACTAACATTCCATACATAAATACCGCCATTACTATTTTTTCTACCAGCAATAATTATGTGGTCATTTACTGGATCATAATCTACAGCAAAAGATGTTACTCTACCGTTATTTACTGTAAACTCTGGACCATATTCAAATGTTCCATTACTATTTCTTTTAACTGTTTTGCCATAAAATTTAGCATTATTATTAGCACCAGTATAAAATATAGCAATACGATCAGCATGCTCTACATAAACACTTGATCTATGACCCATATAACTTAACTCAGCCTGAGTATTCCAAGATGACGCTGGCTCAAATAATTTATTTGGCCATGATGTGTATGTGTGATCATTATTAGATGCTGGTATATCTGTATCTTGAATACTAGTTGGTATAGTTTCTTGTACTTTTTTTACAGTACCGCCACTTGAATCAATAGCTAAAGCGTCACCAGCAGTTACAGCTTCGGATGTTGTAAAAGTTTTTCTTGATCCAAGACCACCTGATGCTGGTAAATTAGTTAATTGAGATGCGTCAATAGCTGGTAAAGCACCAGTTAATTGAGTAGCAGCTATACTTTTATTTGTTAGTGTTTGTGTTGCACTTGTACCTACTAATTCTTGATCACCACCAGCTGGTAAAGTAAGTGTGTTAGTTACATTTGCTGAGTGTGGTTGTGGTTGTATTGTTTGTGCATGAAGATTTGATGACTCACAATATAAACTAATTTTTGCAATAGTTCCTGATCCTGTTTTTACATCTATTAAACCATCTGATATAACAACACCGCCACTTGAACCATCACCATCAATATTAACTTTACCACTACCATTAGGTAAAATATCAATATCACCATTAGATACAGATACAATATTTTGACCATTAACATCTAAGTTACCGCCTAATTGTGGAGTTGTATCTTCAACAACATTTGCCATTGGTCCAGCTGGACCAGTATTACCAATACTACCTTGATCACCTTGAATACCTTGAATTCCTTGAATTCCTTGAATTCCTTGAATTCCCTGATCACCTTGAGGTCCAGTTAAATCAGGTGTTGTAATAGTATGTGTACTACCATCAGACATAGTATGAATAACATTATATGTACCAGCACTACTACCAGCTGTGCTTGATATACTGCTTACTGATGTACCAGTAGCTCCAGTATTACCAGTATTACCAGTATTACCAGTAAGACCTTGAATACCTTGATCACCTTTTAAATTGTTAGATGTATGAGATCCACTTGTTCCATCACTAAATGTAAAATCAAATGTAATTGTTCCATTAGCATTGTTAGTTCCAGTAAAAGAATTTATTGTAATTCCAGATGTACCAGCCGGTCCAACATTACCTACATTGCCTTGAGGTCCTACATTACCATCATCACCTTTTGCTCCAGTTGATCCATCAGCACCAGCTACTCCTTGAGGACCAGTTAAATTAGGCGTTGTTATTGTATATGTTGAACCATTAGTAGCATGAAATATAATATCAAGTGTACCGTTTCCATTGTCTGTTTTAGTAACATTATTAAATCCTGATGTCACACCAGCTGCATCAAGATCAGCAGTTCCAATAGAACCGTCTGTTACCATTCTCCCATGTACTGTAGTTAATGCCATTGTTATTCTCCTTTAGGATTCCTTTCTTTAATGTCTTTTATAGTATCTCTCCATTTATCTATATCATGATAGATCATATCAAGTTGTTCTCTAATGTCTGGGTATTCTAATAGTCTTTCACCAATATAATCTAAGTCTTGTTGTTTTCTTATTCTTTGTTCTAATACACCATCATTAGCTCTTTCAATATATATTTCATTACCATCACCAATAATTCCATCAAATCTTCTTATTAATTCAAAGTTATCATTTTCTTTTTCACCAGTTATATAGTTTCCATAAGTACCATCAGCTTTTACTTCTACATAAAAACCCTCATAGTTTATTACTTCTTGTTCTTCTTCTGGTTGATTTCTATTTTCATACTCAATAGCATGTTGATCAACAATTTTTTGCCAATCTTGTTTATAATCTTCTGACATTAATGTAACCCCCATCCTAATATATTAGCTTTTTGTAAAGTAGCTGAGTTTGCTGTTTTCTTTGCGTATAATGTAAACCTAATAATAGCTGTAGTTCTATTAGGCAAACTGTTTAATGTTTGTACAATTCCTGTAGCAGTTCCACTTAGAATTAATTGTGAAGCATACCAATCTTCTGCTTGTTCAACAACAATTTGTTCAGTACCAGCAACACCACCTACAACAGTTCTTGCAGTTAATTTACCAGCTATACCATCTGCTTGTGAACCCCAAAACAAACTAGCTATAGCCATAGGAATATGGCCGTTAACTGTATCATCTGGTGCTGGTATATCTAATTGTAACACTTGAACATAAGATGTCGTCATAGTTGTTCCAGTACTTGTTTCTACATACCTACCTTTATTAACATCACCTCTTAGTTTTGTTACATTTAGAGTTTGTATTGCAGCATCTCTAATATTAATGTTTCCATTAACATATTCAAATGGAGCAGTACCAGTTGTTGATTGTGTTGGATCAGATATTGTAAATACATCTGAGTTTATAGCAAACGATGTACTTGTTGATCCAGCAATTATTTTTGTTCCAGTAATTCTACCATTAATATCAATACTTAATGTTTTTTCTGCTCCAATTAAACCACCTGGAGTTGTTGCGTTATTACCTATCAAAGATGTATGACTATTTATATTTAAAGTATTTCCACCAACAGTTAATGCTAGGTCGTTTACAGCGGTAACAGCACTATTAGCTTTACCGTCTGCTGTGTTAGCCGTAGTTTCTACAGTTGTAAATTGTGTGCTTGTAGCTAATACTAAGTTACCACTTCCATCTTGTACTTGTGATTTTAAAACATTTATATCTGATGCTTGAGATGTATTAATTCCACTTAAAGATGAAACAGTACCATTTAACTGATTAAATGCCTGTGCTGTTGCTAACTTTAATGTGCTTCCATCAGATTCAAATACAGCAGCTTCCAAAGATGTTATTCTATTAAGATCAAGAGTTATGCTTCCTGATCCACTAATTCCTAAAGTTTCTAATGATGCTACTCTTGACACAAGTGATGTAGATTGTGAGCCATTAACTACTGTATCTATTGTAGCATACAAGGCCTCAACATTTGTTAATCTTGTTCCTTGATCTGATATTTGATCTACGCCATTAATAGTTATTAAGTTCTCTGCTGCAATTAAACGAGTATCTAATGTTGGCACTTTGTTTATTTGATTTGATAAATTAGTAGATAAATGTGTTGAGTCAATTTTAACTGGATTTGTTGCCATATCTGATAAAAGCTGACTTATATCTACATTGGCTTGTGTTACTGTTGTACCAGAATCTACATTAACTATTGTTCCTGATCCTGATGTTTGTGTTGATGAAAAATCTCTAATTTCTACAGCAGAGCCTACTGGTGGAGCTGTTGTAAATGTAATAACATTATCTGCTAAATCATAATTATTAGGATTCTGCATTACACCATCAATCATAACTAATATAGACAGTTTACTACTTGGTCTTGAAGTTAAAGTCATTATTGTGTTGCCAGTTGAGGTAAAGGAAGTAGATATAGGTTGTACTCTACCAAAGACTAAATCCCAAGATGTTCCTGTCCATATTTTTGTTTCTAAACTTGTTGTATTGTAATATATATCTCCGACTTCTAATGGAGAATTGTCTGGTCTGTTAGTTAAATCAGCTGTAAAAGCTCCAAGATACTCAGTAATAGCACTTGTTTTAGTGGTGACATTACCAGATGAGTCAAAAGCCAAGAGCTTTCCAGCCCTTGAAGTCGCAATAGGTAAATCCCCTGGCGTATCTTCTTGAGGTTGTACTGAAATACTTTGATCAACTTTTAACTCCAAATCCTGTACTATTCTGGTTAGTCTTGATAACTCAACATTCAAATCTTCTATGTCAAAAAACCCACCAGTATTAAAATCACTTGTTCTTGATATAGCTGTATCTCTAATAATGTCAATAGTCACATTACTTTGTTCTGTAGCAAATTGTACCTCAGTACTATTCATTGTACCTACATTATTTAATGTATACTTTGTTCCTGTTTGACCAACTAATGATGACACATAATCTGCCTTAACATCATTAACATAAACAGCTACATCTGCTTGTTGTTCAGTAGCAAACGGTACTGAAAATTGAGTTTGACCACTGCTTCCTACGGTATAACTCTGTCTAGGAGTTGTATCTGATACACTTATTGCCATAATGTCCTACTTTCCTTAATGTTTATTCTATTGCAACGCACTTTATTTAACCACGCTTACAGTATTATTACTATTGTACATACTTCCAGCATCTACATCTGCTCCAGTTATACCTCCATATAAATCCATAGCATTTTTAATTTGTGATTTTACAGACAGACCACTATTATTAACAACAGGCATATCAAACCATAATAAGTTATTAAAAGGTACAGCTCTCCATAAATGTAATGCTCTTTCTTTACTCGACATTTCTCCAAACAGAATATCATGAACTAATTTTAATGGAACAATAGGAGTACCAAACATAGATAACCCAGCTTCAATTTCGTTTTGATATTCCCATTTTGGATCCATTCCTAAAGCTGGTCTTATACCAATAGGCAACTCTGTCATAAAAGCTAGAGCTTCAAGAGTATTATTCATATCCATCTGCCAGTTTGATGCGCCAGAATATTCAGCAGAAATTAATAATTGCTCTGAAAGTGATTTATATTGCCAAGCATCAGGGTTTTTTGCCCATTGAGATAAATATGCTAATGGTATTAGTGTTGCTATACCAGCAGCAGTATGTTTTGTTCTTCCTTGCATCATAGCTAGTGTAATTTTTTGAGCAGCAGCAATTCCAAATGTTCTAAATTGAAACATAGATGATAATAATGGTCTATATGTGTGCATAGTAGAGCTGTATTTAGCTTGTATATCTTCAAACTCTTGTTGTAGTTTTATTGCTGATGATGTATCTCCATCTTTTTCTGCTTTTGCCCACTTTTCAGCTACTCTAGCCAGCTCATTGTTCATTTGTAATCTTCTTTTTTGGTATGCTTTTGAATGTGATGTTCCTCTCCACATACCATCAAGCCACATAGGTCTTGTTGCTATTGACGGAGTCATAACTGCCATCTGTGTTTCGTTATGTATAGCTACACCAAACTTACTTTTTAATTTTTTTGATTTTATTCCGTCTTTCCATCCATCTGTATTAGCTGTATACATAAAGTCATCTTCTGAAATTACATCTCTATCCTTTAAAGGTTTCTGGTCTTTAAAAGAAACTTTTTTCCAGTTAACTCCTTTTCTTTTTAAACCAAGATCAAGTATATCTTCTAATGTAAAACCAGAAGCATGCAATCTGGTCCAATCAGCTTGTTCTGATTTTAATATTTTGTTTCCATTTGCTGCATAACTTTTAGATAGTCGTACAGAATCTTTAATAATAGAATCAACAGATAGAATTGTGGAATATTCTTTTGCAGCAGTAGTCCATTGGTTAAGCATGTTTAATTTAAACATTGTATTAGCACCTTTTTCCAATGCGTTTTCTACCCAAGTTCCTTGACCGGGTACTACTCCATCATTTTGTATAAATCTTAAAGCAGCAGAGTGCATTACAGAATCAATAGCTGTTGCATGAATCCTAGCTTCTCTTTTTCCCTCTTGTAATACTTTGTTTAAACCCTCCATTTTAGTTACATGTGTTTTCCACATTAATCCAAATGATCTTTTAAATCCGTGATGAGCTACAATAGTTCCAGCATCAGCAATAGCATTGATAACAAACTTACCAGCTAACAAAACGGTTGAAGCGTTCTTTAATGCTCTTGCAAAACGAGCAGATTTAGATGTAAGTTGAGGTCCAGATATTAAAGTTCCTAAAGTTCTATCTCTTAAAACTCTAGCGTTTTCTTTTGCAGCTTCTCTGCCTTCTCTTAAGACTTGTTTTTTGTCAGCGTTAGTTGTTGACATTATTAAATCATCAAAGGCATCATCAATTTCATGGAATTTTGATGTCATTGTTCTATCACCAGCATATCTGCTCATTTCAATAGCAGTAGACATTCTTCTTATGTATTGCCTTGAAACATTAGTAACATCTAAATCAATAAATTCTTCTATCCATTCTCCTTTAAATGGTAATTGTCTGTTTAATTGGTTAACAGCATTAGGATTTACATTTCCTGTACCTTGAAAATGGCCCTCTTGATCTATAAGTTCTTGCCATATTTCCTCTGCCCTTTGAGAAGCTGTTTTTTCTCCTTTGGCTAACTTACCATCAGCAGTTCTTTTTAATGCTGAGTCAGGTATTTCATCTTGTAAATCTCTTGTTGCATGATGAATAAACTTATCTTTGTTTTTAATTAGTTTTCCTGTAATCCATATACGAGTATAATAATTTGAATCTCTACCAGCTACTTTGTTTCTTTTCTTTCCTAAACTTTCTGCAAAATCTTGTAGCTTAGCAAGTCTGTTTGTTTCGTTTGTAACATTTACTTTTGCATTATCTATTTCTTCTTTAGCTGCTTTCTTTTTTCTTAGGTTTTGCAACACTTCTTTTCTTCTTGCTAATATATCTGTTTGTCTTTCTATTTGGTTTGCAATATTTTTGTTGTTTAAAAACATTTCCAAGTTATCCATTTCAGATTTAAACTTATTCATAACAGAAGCATATCTATTTGCTGCTTCTCTAATAGGAGCTGGAGCATCATAGTCAGCATTTCTAATAGCTCTTACTAATTCTTTGTTTAAGTTTTCAAATGTATATCCTTTGTTTGCACCTACTAATTCTTTTAATCCAGCAAATTCAATTCCTCTTTTTACTCTAGCATCTGATATACTTTTTGCATTACCATGAACAAGTTTATTCATTTTAGCATAAGCTAAATCAATAGAATCTTTAAGTTCATACATTTCCTTGTACCAATTTTTCATAGCAAGAGTGTTTACAGATGGATCAGTAGCTAAACCCTCAACATTACCTCTCATTATTGTAGACATATCTCCAGCTATCTCATCTGGCATTTTAGCTATTACATTTAATATATCTAACTTGTCAGCAAATTCTGCATCATCACTTATATCCCTAACAAGAGTTTTAATTTGTTCGTATTCGCTTTGTTGTAAAAAATATGGTCTAGTAAAATACCCTCTTAACAATCTATTGCCCATAGGTACTTGTATTTTTTCTCCATCTTTTGGAACAACATATTGAACATCTCCATCTTTTTCTAATTTTGCACCTCTGTGTTTTAATTCTTTTAATACTTTAGGTTGATTTTTTAAATCGCCCTTAAATGTATGATCTACACCTTTTATTATATCATTTACCAAACTCTTTGCAGACGCGCTATTTAAAGTTCCTCTTAATAATTTTGCCATTGGAGGTCCTATAACGCCACCTAAGAAAGCAGCAGTAGGTATTGTATAAGCAAGTTCATCTGGGCTTGATGTTGGATCAGCTTGTATTCTTGCTATCTCATAAGGAAGAACAGTAGCTCCAGTAACACCAGCAAATTTAGGAGCAGCTTTCAAAAATGTTTGTGATGCCCATCTTTGAGAACCAAGAGGGCTAAACATTAAAGGATCATTAACAGCATAAGCAAACATTTCATAAACAAGAGTTTTCATTACTCCCATGTTTTGTTCTTTATGTCTTTTAGCTGAAAGATTATCATCTATATTTTTTGCCAACATATCAAATTCATAAGAGTTACCAGCTTTAGCAAGTTCTTTTACATAGTTGTTATCCCAAATTAAATCAGGTCTGTTTTCTTTTAAATATTCAAAGTTATCAAAATCAGGATCAAGACCAGGGTTATCTGGACTTAAAGCTATAGACCAATCAGTTAATGTTTCATCTAATAAATGAGATTCAAAAACAGCACCTATATCTGACCATTGTTTTTCTTCCCTACCATCAAATGTAAATTCTTTTCTGTAAAAATCTGGCATATTATTTTGAGCTATTGGTCTTGATTGATCTTGACCATAACCTAAATTAATAAAATTTATTTCTTTTTCATCCATCATAATCCTGGTGCTAATATTTTTCCTATTTTTAATGATTCTTGATCAGCTTGTGTTTGATCTATTAAGGTTTCTACTTTTTTGTATCTTTCTTCCCATTCTGAATTTAATAATTTTTCTCTTTTAGGAGCATAGTGTATAGCTAATGGTTCACCATTTTTTTTAAGAATAGGACTCCAATCTCCATAAGGGTTTTTCGTCATAGGATAATAAACATTACCTAAAGTTATTTCTCCAGTTTCTAAATCTTCGTAGTTAGCTTGTGTGGTATAACCAAACCTTATGTCTTTGCCAAACTCTAAATCCTTAATATCTGTATCTGTTTGCAAATCAATTTCATTTAATATCTTTTTGCCATGTGTTGATATATTAAAACCACCTACTGTTATAGAATGATTTTTTGGTATAACACCCAAAAATGACATAGGATCAACAGTATATATTCTTTCAACCTCATCTCTTACATAAGCCTGTGCATCATCTACCGAGCTTCCGTTAAGAAGTTGTTGCTTAAAAGTTCTTTCCATATAGTTTTTTAAACCATTATCTGTTAACAAAAATCTATTCATAGCGCTTTGTATTTCTTTATCACCAAACCATTTTGGTAAAGTTTTTCCTTGATCATCTCTTACAGTACCTAAATTTACATAAGGGTTTCCAAATGTTGGATCACCACCAGTTGATACCTCTAAGTTGAAAAAGATTTTTTTAGCTTCGGATATATCAATATCATTTACATCGTCTATATCAAGTATATCTAAAAATGTAATATCCTTTAATTTAATTGGTTTGTTGTTTAATTCTATTTGTACATTTTCATTTATATTAAGTTCAGTAGGATTAGTAACTTCTGAGTATATTTCTAAATCGCTAACATCACTTCTATTTAATGTAGCCATTCTGTATCTGTTTGCTAATGGGCCAAATACATCTTTCATTTCAGAATAAAATAAACTTCCTGTATCTGGTCTTGCACCTCCTATCCTAAACTTATTTTGCAAATCTAATATAAATGGCATAGCAACCTTAAGATTTTCTGGGCTACTGTTTACCCATGATATAAAGTTTCTTTTATTTTTTTGATCAATAGTTACTCCTCTATACATTTTGTGGAATATGCTTTGTTCATTTCCTATTAATAATTCAAATTGATAGTTAGATAAAATTTGTTTATCTGATAATCCAGCATTTTTATTTACTTCAACATAGTTTACCATCTCTCCATCTATTTCTAACTCAACATCACTCATATCTTCTAATGTCATATTAGATACACCAGCAAAATAAACATCAGAGTATTCATGTATCTTTGTTATTGTTTCTTCTGGAAGATTAGCGTCTGTTATTCTACCGCCATCATCTGTTATATTATTTATAGTTCCAATAATTGTAGAAAAATCATGATTGTCTACTTCTTCTCTTAGTCTTGTTTCTAAACTAGTTCTAAAAGTGGAAAAATCATTTAAGCCAGAAATATCAGGATGGGCCTCAGAAACTTTATTGTAACCAAACACTGTTACTATTTCTCCATCTATTTCTACTTCAATATCATTTCTTGCTCCTTGATCAACCCAAGCTTCTATAATTTTTTTTGCTGGTCCTGATGCTTGTCTATGTATTCTTACTATTGAATTTGTTTGATACTCAAACAAATCTCCTTGCACTCTTTTAATTTGCTCTAGGGATATTATTTCTCTATTATTTGGGTCCTGATTTTTAAAATGATCTACTGTTTTTTTGTATACATCGTATGCTTCACTAAAATTTATAATTCTATTTGTTTGTTCGTTTACCCTTAAAGAACTATTAAATACTGCTATATGGTTTTGCCCTATTTCCCTTTGTTTTTTAATATAGTTATCTTTAGCTGCGTTGTTTGATTCTGTTTCTATTCCTTTATCAAAAGAAACTAAATTGTCTGTGTAGTTTTTTATTCTTGCTTCTGCAAAAGCTGGGCTAAGATTAACACCATCCTTTAGTTTAAGGCTTGATGTACCATCCTCATTCTCTACTTCTATTAAACCATATAATTGTAAAAGATTACCCTTGTAGTCTGATTTAAATTTTTTAAGAACATCTAATCTTCCCTTTCCATCTAACTCAAGATACTTATCTGTGCTATTCATCTGATAAAAATTTGATATATTCATGTTTGTAAGATTTGCACCTTTACTTATTATTACTGATTCACCTAAACTTAATTCGCCATAACCTAATGAGCCAATAGCACTCCTTGTCCAGTTACTTACTTGAGTTGAATCTACCTTAAGCATTTCGTCTAATACACTTTGCGCTCCAGAAACATCGCCTAGCTTTACAGAGTTTTGTATGTCTGTATACAATAGCTTTAAATCATCTTCTGTTTCTTGATCTTGTCTTGTAACTTTATTGTTTTCTGCTGTTATTAATTTATCAACAGTAGAAGAAGTGATTTGCCCTAAACCTTGTAAGGACTGACTTACATAATTTGCTGATGAGGCTTTAGCAATACCAATGTTTCCTACAGAAGATTTATATCTTTTACTATCTTTTTGTAGAGCCATTATCCTGTACCTCTAGGAGCAAACTTAGATTTTTTAATATATTTTGCACCATATACATCTGCACCACCTTGAATTGCATAACCACCCATTTGTATTAAACTAGCTGTTCTTGCTTGTTTTATTTCTTGTCTTGCAATTCTAATTTGTCTTTGAGATGCGTCTTGATTTAAAGCTAAAGATGTTTGTCCAGCTGCAACATCCATAGCAGCAACCCTATCTCCCTCATCTAAAGTAGCCTCAAAAGATTCTCCACCAGATGACTGAGCTAAATTATATGCTTTCACATCTAATGCTTGTCCTACAATAGCATTTTGTTCTTCTGCATTACGAAGAATACTATTTTCAAAATCTATTCTTGCCTGTTCTTGCTGAGCTTTACCTTGATACTTTGCTTGTTGGTAACCCATATAAGCACCAAGAATATTAAAGCCAGCAGATACGCCCATCAAAGACATCATAATTGTTGGGTCCATTATATTGTTACCTCACTTACTAATTGCATTACTCCACATGATGCTGGTAATGTCTGTGTTATTTGAATTGTTGGGTCCTGAGAATAACCTAACAATCTAAAATCCTGTTTGCCATCTACTCTAGCTGGGTCCTGTTGTATAAGGCCAGATGCAGTAGTCCTGTTAAATAATGTTCTACCATTAACAGACATTGACAATGCTCCCTCAGTTTCTACTTTTACTCTTGTTATTCTTCTCATGTTGCCAGTCAATTCACTTCCGGGATATTGAAAATCTACTGGCATAGTTTCCAAGTTCATAAAATATGAATATCCTATATATGCTTTATCATCATTTGATAAGTTCAGCAAACTTGAATCCAATGTTCCTGTGCCTGATACAGTTTGTGTTCCTCTGTAAGAGCCGTCATTTTTGATTACATGGACAGTTTTGTTATAATGATGTGCTGGTATACCTGAGATTGTATTATTGGCTACAGTAACCTCGTATGCGTCATCTAGGTGACATTCATTTGTAGAGTCTACCTCATCAAAGTTTGTAAACTTCTCTAAAGAGATAACTCCATTTCTATCTGTAACCCAAAATATATTCTCGTTAACAGCACACATAGACATAACTTTATCTAAGTGACCATCGGTACTAGCTGTTTGTCCATCGGCATCCCATAATACCCATCCTAACACTTGTTCAGATATAACAGAATGACAAACTGCTACAGTACCATCTGTGTTTACAAAGAAAATATATTCCTCAGGTCTGGTATCAGAACCACCAGAGCTACATATATCAATAGGATTATTAATAAGATGGCGAGAGCGTATGGAAACATCTCTTGGTGCAAATGCTCCAGCAGATACTCTTTCTAAATCCCTAACAGTCCTACCATTTCTTTGTACATAAAAGGTATTACCATTAGAAATATGAGGAGTAGCTCTTGTTGATCCATATCCTGTCATCCTTTCTATTTGTATGTTAGTAGGTGTAAGAGGAGTACCAGCATCTTGTATAACAAGAAACTCTCCACCACTTGTTAATAGTTCTAATCCTTTATTAGAAACTATGTGATGTATTTCATTAAGCTGATTAGATGCTACAATAGTTTGGATGCTATCATTGTCCGCAGCAGTACCCACATCAAAGTTATAATAATCTCCTGACTGTGAACCAAATACAGCATCAGGTTGACTTACTGTTCCTCCAAACCATAATCTATTTTGATGGAATGTTATTGCTCTTGGGTAACCATTTCTTGAACAGAAAGATTGTTCTTTCCATTCTCTTGACGGAGGCATATTAGCTCCAGTTATTTTAATACCAGCACCACCAAAATCTCTGGACCCATTACCATTAGGATCAGTATTAGCTGTGTTGCCAGTATATCCAGTTACTTCATGTGATGCGTTGTATACTGCCCAATTAGTTGTAGGGCTGTTACCTACACTATATCCACCAGTAGCACTCCATGTAACACCAGTTGGTAAGAAGAATCCAATACCAGTACCAGTAAGTATTTGTGTAGCATTGGTTACTGAGTCTGTTCCAATTTCAAAATGATCATCATCTACTACTCTCCTAATTTGATATGATCCATTTAATCCAGCTCTTTGTATAAGCCCAGGCTCTCCAGCAAAACCACTTAATGTAATAACATCACCAGCTTTAAAGCCATGATTAACTAATGTAATTTCTACAGAGTTTTGTCCAGCAGTAGATCTAAATGGATTTAAACCTAGTTTAATTTCTAACACATCTTTAACTTGTCCTACTACTGTAGTTGCATTTGTGTATGATATAATCTCTATTTCTTTACCATGCCACAGTATTGACTCTCCTATCCAATTACTGTTAAATGTATTAACGCTGGCTACTAAGTTGACTTGACCACTATTGGAGCTAGGTTTAATGGTCGTATCACTTAGAGCCAGCTTAGAGTATGGTTGATAAATTTCATGCAATACTCTCGGTGTTCCACCATCATCATATTCTGTCACATTAGATGATTTCTTAAATTCTAATTTTTTTGCAGTAAATGAAGATGAGCTTACTCTTTCTACAACAATTGGATGAAAGTCCTCATGAGTAAAAATAAATGTGTCACCTTGTTGTGCGTATGTAAATTCATGTATATTAGTGTTATCAATAGGTATATTTGGAGTTGTTGATCCATCTGTATAAGTAGTAATAGTTGATATAGGCGTTGGCACACCAGCAACAAGGTTTTGATTTGCTACATTATAAACAAGAATTTTTCCGTCAGTTCCATCCCATTGAAATAAAAAAACATATTCTTCTGACTCATTAAAAACAAATGGTTCTACTCTAGCATGAGTAATAGTATTATTTAATGGACTCCAATGTAAAGTACCTGGCCTTCTGAATACTGATCCTTGTGATGTTAATATAGCGTTTCTAAGTTTTTGACACCCAGCAGAATAAGCTGGAATGTCTGTCCTTGCTTTCATACGAGGGTCTAATTCGCCTACAGTAAAATCTGTTTGTACAAATTTTATCTTCTTAGCCATTAGAATCTCCTAGCAAGTGTCCGTGAGTTACCTCTAAACTTAGCAAATCTATCCATTCTTAATCTTTCAGATGTAGTTTGTTGTGCATCTACATTCCTTGCTAACAAATATTGTCTTTCTGCTTTTTGTTCAAAGAGTGCTGATTTGTTTTCATCTTCTGCTATTGCTCCAGCAAATACAGATGCTAAATGAAATTGTAAAGCTGTAATGAAATAGGGTGGGAATGTTGTTGTATCTGGTCTATATGTGTATTCAGCTATTACTTTGTCATTAATTCCAGCATTACAAAATAATTTTTCTGTAAATATTTCGTATTGTATTGGATTACCGTTAACAGTAACTCCGTGTATTATAATTGATTCTTGTGGTATTTGGTAAGCAGCATCATATCTATCGTCATCTATTGGAGTATCTTCAAGTCTTGATAATTGTGTTATGTTTGAGGCAAACCTCCATCGTGTCTGTGTGAGAGCTGATCTTACAATATCTTCATACAGATTTTGTGCTACTTGAGATTCAGTTGTTGTTCCAGAAAACGACGAAATCGGCGATGCACCGATTAAAACCAATCCTCTTGAGGCTATGTCTATGTCACTCCCTGAGGGAGTTGAAGTTGTTGTTGTCATGTTAATTATAGGGGTAGCTGCGAACGCTCACTACCCCTATCCTTTTTAGGTTATGCTAAAGCAGTAGTTGTTACAGTTGTATTGCCAGTAGTTGATGATACAGTTAGTACATCAACAGCAGCAGTACCACCAGTAGCCGAAACAACAAGAATAATATCAAATTGTTTCAGATTAGTAGTAACATCGTTAAAATAACCAGAGCCGGATATAGTGCCAACGGCATCAGCTGATTTGTAATACCAAATAGCTGGTGAAGCACCACCGACTTTTTTCAATTCACTTGATGATAAAGCCATGTTTTACTCCTATACCGATTCGTCTATAACGACTTCAATAATGCCAGTAGTATCGACAGCAATCGATCCCATTGACATATATGAGGTTACAAGGTTACTAACTTTTTCTGGAATGTAATTCACTTCTGTTCTAACATCCGATCCTGTTGCAGTTCCAATAGCAGATTTATGGTAAGCAAAACATTTTCTATCATTAGTAGAAATAGGTAATGCTGAATGGATCATAAAGTTAAATCCTAGCCATTGTTTCTGTGTAAAACCACTTGGGAAAGGTTGCTCAGCCTCTTTGACATAATCTGTGTTAACAAATTCGTCAATAGCCAACAAGTCTGCCCATCCTTCTGGTGACACTACAAAGTATCTTTGTCCGTCATCAGGGATGTCTGCTTCATTCATGGAAACAAAAGCGTTTAATACTTTAGCTTTTGTTAAACCAGCTGAACCAGCAGCGATTGTTGTACCATTACCAGCGTCAAGAGCAGAGATGATAAGGTCATCAGTCTTTCTTCCTAATGCGTTTGCAGCATTAGTAGCGACTACTTGTCTTTCATCAATGTTTGTCTTGAGTAGGTCAAGAGTGTCAATATAATCAGCTGCATAATAATCAGACAATGTGACATCAACATTAGTATGTGTGAGGTCCATGCTTGTTACTTCTGCATGTCTTGATTTAGTAACAGCTTCGCCTTTACCGATTTTTTGGAATCGTGCAGTTGAACCAGTTACATTATTGACTTGGCGAGTTGTGTTTTTGAGCTTAGCACCAGCTCTTTGATAAGCAAGGTGGACTTCACTCTCGAACTGCGTAATAAACGCTTGATCTATGGATAATGCCATAAATACTCTCCTTTAGTTAGAGTTAATAAAATACCTCCTGTTATCCTAGAGTACTGATTCCAATTATCCTAAGGAATAGGGTTGGCCATTTACCTTTGGGCAGTTAACACTAATTAATTATTTCTTGATTATTCACGCAACGCACAAAATACATACGGTTGTCATCTTCTAAGTCTATAATATCAAACTTATGATAGAGTAAAAACTTTTTTAATCCCTTTCTTCTTGAATCTGCTATGTTAAATATCAAATCAAAGTGTGTATTAAAGACTTCTACCCATGCTTTTGACTCTCTTAAGAATATAAATTTTTCTTTTTTATTCATGTTGTTAGACATTAAAAGCCATATTCGACCAGCATTTTTATACATCTTATTGTTAACAGGAGGTGTATCTCTAAAAATTCCCCACATCATCATAGGTCCGTTTTTGTTTACAGCTACCCATGATATATCTTGTTGATGTTCTGTTAATGCTTGGACACATGCTTCTAAAGGTGAGCATCCAAGTAATTCACATTCTGCAATATCTTCGTTAGTTAGATTGTCAGCTAGTTCTGTGACTAACTGTAGATCAGGTTTAAATATACTAATTACCACCTAACTTTTGAAAACCCTCGTTAACTTCTGCAACAAAAGCTTCATCCCTTTTATTAGAATCCCAATATCTAGGATCGTTCATCATTGATCTTAAGTCACTAATAGTTTGTTGTCCTGTTCCTTTGGCTACTGCATCAGCAGTATTAACACTACCAACACCCATACCCATACACCTTTCTAAAAATCTTATACCAGAAGCAGTTGTTCCTAACTCTACAACAATATCAAGTTCTTCATTTTGAAAATTAGTTGAGGCCCATTTAGTTACGCTATCTATTCTTGCCTCAGCATTATCACCAAGTTTACTTTTTTCTTGAGCTAAATCAACTTCTATTACATTAGATTCAGCAAATTGTTTTATACCCTCATGGAATTGTTCATCATTAAATCCCTGTTCAAATGCTGTTTTTTTCCACCAGTCTAACATAGGATTAGCAAGTATATCTTCTTGTGTGAATCCTTCTATTTCTGGAATTGTATAAGCATTTTCATCTGCTGGTCTATCCTTCATTTGCTCTGCTTTAAGTTCACCTATCAGTTCTTCTTTAAAGTCATCTTTTCTTTTACCAATCATACCTTCTAATTCTGTATATGACTTAGCTAAAGATAAATCATCTAGCTTTCCATCTTTCCAAAATTTTTCTGGTACATGATCTGGTTTGGTTGGAGTCTGGCTTTCGGTTGGTGCAGATTGGGTGGGAGGGAGATCGCCAGACTCCGTTGTTTCTTCTACTACTTGTGGTTCTACTAATGATTCTTCTGTCATTTATTTTGCTCCTTAGGTTTATGTGTTCTCATTCTTGTTTCAATAATGCCTACTAAATATCTCTGGCCCTCTAAGTGAAATAAAGCATCAGCTTTTATTTCAGGTCCAGCAACTCTTTCGGTTGTTATTGATTTTAAATAAGCCAATGTTTGTTGTCCGTGTGGTGTTGAAAATGTAGTAGCAAGTAAATCATTTAAAGACTCTTGATCTTTACTGCTTCTTTCATATCCATCAGGTCCCAGTATTTTCGGTTGTTGCTTCGTCATTTGGTATAGCTCCCATCTGTTGTGCCTGTTGTAAAACTTGCTGTCTATCAGCATCAGTCATTAACAAATCCTCTGGCACAGAGAATTTTTTAGCTAAGAATTTAGCAACCTCATCACCTTTAACTAACATAGGTAACATCTGTGGTCCAAACCTAGCCATGACCAATTCTAAAAATCTATCTACTGATGCAATATCTGTTTGCATCTGTGCTTGTGCTAATGGAGAAATACTTACTACTTTAATTTCTCTGCCATTAATCTGTGGTACTTCTATTCTACCCTGTTTTTTAAGTATATGTATAACTCGTCGTAGGATTGGAGTAACCAACTCTGCTTGTAATCTTCCAAAGGCTGATCCAATTCTTCTTGAAAGGTCTGCCATTCTTTCTGCAATTTCTGTTGCAGAGGCTGGGGTTCTGTTCGGATCGCCCAGCATATCATTGTATAAAGCTCTCTTGATGTTGTTACGCATATCCGACAAAATAATATCAGATATTCTAAAGTCACCAGCATTTTGGATCGGCTGGAGTCCAGACGAGCCTGGTGCTTTAGGTATGACAGTACCCGGCAATAACTGTATTGTATCTGTATTAACAATACCATCATCTTCCAGTTGGTATATACCCGAGATAGCCATTTGAGCATTTTCTAATATCATCTCCACAGTTAGATTGGTAGTCTTAATTGCTGCCATAGCGTTCATCAATGGTCCACGACCATATACTTCTCCAGCACATTTACCCCAACGGAAGCAAATATATGGATTAGAACCATTACCATTCATTTCTCTGTGTACTATCTTACGCTTTTCTTCTTTAATTACTACACAATAATGATACTTTTCATCAGGCAATACAGAGTAATCTCTATATACTGTTTCAATAATATTAATTTTTTTGTCTGGATTATCTATCATACTCTGTTTCATTTGAGATGATAGGTCTGCATCAGGATATGCAACCATAAGGTCTTTGCAGCGAACTAATCTTTTCCTATATATCGTATCAATATCGTCTTGAGGTCCTGTGTCCAAGCAGATATGAGGGAGCGGAATTGCTGTAAAGTTGACAGGGTTAATTGCGTCACCTTCTTCAACAAGTAGGCAACCTGTTCCAACAGCCAAGTCCAAGAAGCTTTCATGTACTTCTTGATTAAAGTTGGAATTTTGCAGAACTTCAAATACATATTCTGTAACATCATCGAGAGCTTTGTTAACATCTAATCTTTCCTCCTCAGGAACTTCTTGTCCTCCTACTAAGTCAGCCCATCTGGCAAAGTTTGGAACAATTCCAGCTTGTAGTCTTGATGCAAATTCTTGTACACCTACTACAGCTGTTTCATCAAAAATTTTGTCATGTCTATTTGCACCTTGAGATTCTTGATAAAAGCTTTCTCTTTGTGGTAGCGCATATTCATAACATTCTTCAAAGGTAGTACTCCATAATTGTTTGGTAGCTTCTGCTTTCGCATACCTTTCAAGTATTTGTTTAACACTATCTGCCATTAATTAAGAACCCAGAGGATAACCTCTACCTCCCCCTACACCAGTAATGAGAGATCGTCTACCAAAACCAGATTGAAGCAATCTTTGTGCTTCGGTAGCTTCAGTCTTAAGTCTAGTACGCTCGTCTAGCTCTCCCTTTAGTTGGGCTGCTCTTGCTGCTTTTGCGTCTTGACTTTCCTTTGGTGGCTTTGGTGTTTTTATACACATATTTTTTCATCCTTATTGCATTGGTATTTGTAAATAGAATATGAGCAACGCACATTCCATTATTTTTTCCAACCCTTCTTCATTTGAGAGTATGCTTTTTTACTTATTGTTGTTTTTTTCTTTGACCTAGAAATACCTTTTCTTTGTCTTTTTTTTATGTTTGCTAATAAACTCATGTTACCATTTTACCTTATTTGCCCAGTAAGCTGCGGACAATTTTCCTTTCTTTATGTTGCTTGCGTGCCTTGCTTTAAATGATCTGCTTCTTGCAGTATTATCTTTATCGCCTGACACTCCTTGTTGACCAAACCTAATTGTTTTTATTACATCCCCTACTTTAGCTAAGACTACATGTGATTTAGTTTTATGCCCAGGTGTTCTTTTTGGTTTGTTATATCCACTAAGTTTTAATCTTTTTAATAATGACTCACTCATTTTTTTCCTGTCCAATAATTTAACAGTAGAGATATTAACGCAGCAATACCGAATATGTCAAAGTACGATAGGTGCATTAAAACTTACTCCAGAAACTTTTTTCTTTTTTTCTAGCTCTTTGTTTATCAAATGGATTAAAAGATGCTTTTGCTTGAAAGGCATTTCTTAATGCTCCCCCATGTGTTATGCTTCGCCCTTCTCCTGATCCTAGCATCAGGTATTGTAAAGCATCATGCACATGGGAGAATCTATTTTTGTTAGGGCTTTCTTGGTATCTTTCCTGTCCTGTTACTTGTAATCTTCTATAGTGATAGCCACCATCAAATCCAGCTATAAGTTCTTTACATCTTTTATCTATGATTACTCCAGACTGGCCTTCAAGCATACGAGTTAGTCCAGCGTTTACAGACTCTAACCTTAGGCTTACATCATTACTAGGTGCTGGATAGACTTGTACTCCAGCTCCTCTCATTATTTGGAATGGTGTACTCTCATCAGTCTGCGCTCTAAAGTCACCAGCTGGATCACCCCACATTTGTAGGTCACAACCCTGATAATTCTGTGCAATCTCTTGTCGCATTAGCTCAGCAAAGCGTACGATACCCATGTCAATACACACAACTTCCTTTAAGATGTGCCATCTTCCGCGAATTTTTTGGGCAAATACGGCAGCTGGAGTCAATCCAAAGTCCATACCTACATAGACTGTATTACCATTTGCTACTGGTATATGTTCTTCTGCTACATGAATGAGCTTATTAAAGTCTGGATATACTGGCTTACCATCATCTAATCTACCTAATCGGTTCATAACATAGATGTCTATCCAAGATTTAGTCTTACCATTAACTATATTATTGTAGTATTCTGGGGTTAAATGCTTTTTGTTTTCTGCTTTATCATTAGACTTATATCCTATTATTTCATTCTCATTGTTTCTATTTTCTACCATACCTCCTGGCTGATTCCAAAACATCCAGTTATCAGGCTTCACTAACATCAACGCTTCTTCTCGTGATATATGTTCTGGTACTATAGAATCTCCTGACATAACAGCCCACCAATGATCTTCTTCTGGAGCGTTAGTATCACATATAACTCCATACCAAGTAGGTCCACCATCTTTCATAGAGGGGAATCTACCTACTCTCATAGTACACGCATCAATAATAGACTTAGGAATCTCTCTTGCCTCGTTCACCCATATACCAGTTAGCTCTAATGAAAGCAGCTTCTTTACATCTTCTGGTCTATCTAGGGCTAAAAAAATTATCTCAACATCTATATTACCTTTCTTGATATGGTGTGTAAAAGGAACAGACCAGCGAAAATTTCCCCAGTCATTCTCAGGAAACCAGTCAAGCCAAGTCTTTATTGTTGTTGTTCTAAGCTGTGGATTAGTGTTTCTTATAACTGCCCAGCGACTTTTCTTAATACCATCTTCATTGGGCTTTTGCATTAAGGCACGCCTAAAAATTTCTATGCAGCATGCTACAGATTTGCCAGAACCTACTGGACCACGAAGCCCACGAAAGAACGAATCATCTTTCATAAAGGTTTTCAAGGTGTCGCCATCTGGTTTGTATTTAAGTTGCACGCTTACTGATCCTTTTTTCGTAACATGGTGTACAAAGTATTATATCACCACCAGTAATAATAAAGCTATCTCCTTGATGCACAGACCTTTCGCATATACGACACGGCCCGATAAGTCCTCCCCTTTTGTTTTGGTGTAGCTCCTGAGGTGTCATATCCCTCTTTAACTTCTTCTTCTTTACTCCTACCACTATTCCTCCGTGTAGTGTTCCACCCTATCGCTAAATGCTTTTCGGACAAAATAATCCAAAAAATTTTTCTGGAATAAGAGAGTATAGATGTCCTTATCCTCCGCATATACTCCAACCCTACCATCGCCATGCTCAACAACACAAGTGAGAGATACAATGTCATCCCTATACTTGATAAGGTGATCCAGTACAGAATCAGTTGTATGCCCTGTGTTATCATCATTTGTTGTAAACTCTATTATGTTGTCATCATTTGACATGATGTTGTAACTATACACCAGTATTAACGAACCCTAACGCACAAAAAAAAAGAAGAACCTTTTTAGAAAATAATGTTTGAGCAGCATCTATTACACGATTGAAACCACCAATTTTGACCCCCCACTACCTAATCCAAGTCTATACTTATCTTCACATCACCAGCAAGAACATTGATTGCTTTGTCTGGTGGTTTAAATCCAGCTCTATCTAATATATCCTTAGAAGCTTCTAACTGAACATACTCTGACTTAGCTGAATCACTTAGATTTATAATCTTACCTAGTGCTTGTACTGCGGATATAGAAAACTGCTCACTTGTTAATCGAATCAGCTCTTGCTGTATATGGGGTAACTTAAGGAGTTGACTACCTTGAACTGAAGCTGTCTTTTCGCTATATCCTGCCATCTTCGCTGATTCTGTAGCGTTTCCACCAGTACTTATAAAGTTAAGGACAAAATTCTGTTGTTTACTTGTTAGCGCAGTTTTCATTTATACCTCTATATAGATTATACACAACTGATTCGTTTTGTGTCAATACAGTTATACACATACATTCTAATATATATGTGGACACATATATTTATTCAATAAAGTCTTTTTTGTAACAAGGCATATCTGATAGACGATATGCAACAAAAAAGGGCTGGTCCATGCGAACAAAAGCTTTAATATATAGTATGTCACCTTGGTAGGGCGGTGACCTTTTTCTACTAAAGTAAAAAAAGCTTATATTAATAGCTTTCGTCTATCGCACAGCCCAGCCTACTCTCTCATCAATCTACCCGGCATTAGCAATACTTAACCTTTGCAAATGCAAAGGTAAGCATAGCTAGATAGAAGTTGGTCTTAAAACTGTCATTGTTTTTGTGTCGAAAATTAACATCCTATTAGTGCTTTCGGCAGTAGCCTACAGCGTGCCACCTATAAAGCGGTGGCGATTATATGAAATCGCTTTTGATGGCGATTTCGGACGGATATTAATTTGTCGATATTCACAAGAGCAACATTCCAATCGGACTACACCGCCATAATTTTATTTCTTAGT